TTGTCCACGTCCTCGCCGCGCTCCAGCCGCACCTTGAACTGGAAAGCTCGGGCGGTGTAGTCGCCGACATAGAACACGCGCCAGGCAGACCAGATCGGGGCCACCGCTGGGTCGTCATTGGTCGTGCTGATGAAAATCTGTAGCGTCGCATCGTCAGCCGAACGCGGTTGGTCGAAGTTGACGATGGCGTCCCAGTTAACCCACGAATCCACCTGGTCGGCCACCAGCAGGCCGCTGTCGATCAAGTCCAGGCTGTCGATCAGCGGCCACTCGTCCACCAGGTTGCCGACGTTGTAGGACAGCACGCTGAACGTGGCAGACACGCGGCTGGTGTACACCGCGCCGGTGTCCACATAGGTGTCGAACTCATATTCTCCCGAAGCCACCAGATCGCCATCGATGCCGTTGGTGTAGGCGTCCAGATCGACAATGCTGTCCCATGGCGTGGCCTGATCAAGTTGCAGCCTGTTGTTCAGCGTGATCAGCTGGTCTTTGACGCCAGTGAACCCTGGGTCTTGTTGCGAACTAGCAACAGCGTTGAACTGCATGATGTTCGGCGCATCGGTCACGACCGCGATGGCGTTCTGGCTCAACAGGCCGGTGCTGTCCTTGGCCTTTGCCAAATAAGTGCCGGCGCGAAGTGGCACGCTGCCGCTGGTCGATGAACCTGGGAAGTCACCGACTGGCAGCGACGTGTTCCATTGCGCACCCAGCAGCACTTCGGAATACCTGATGGAAATTTGCCCGCCGATGCGAACGTCCAGATCTGTGTGGCTGTCCCATTGCAGCAGGCCGGTGTCCGACTGAACCGTCATCTGCAAGCCGGTCACATCTGACGGCAGCGCGGTTTTGCCCAGCACTGTGGCCTCGAACTGGTATATCTGCGACTTCACCCCTGTTGCCGAAACGGCCTGCACTGTGATCACATAATTGCCGGCCACGGCGTTCAGAAGTTCCAGAGAATTGGTCGTAACGGTTGCCTCGACCGCGTTGTCGCCGCTGACGCTGTAGGCCACCAGGTACGATGCCACGCGGTCAATTTGCGACCAGTTGATCGTTGCCCCGACGCGCAAGTCGGTGATCGTTGCATAAAGGTATTCGCTGACCGTGCCGCCAGTTGGTGTAACTGGTGGGTCATTCAAATTGGTAATGTCGCGCGGCTGCAACACCAGGCCGTCATCGACGTGGGCAAATTTGTCGGGGTCATGCGCCAGCGCGGTGATCTCGATCTTGCCGTCGTCGCGTTCGCTGACGGTCATCACGCGGAACGTCTGCGCCTCGGTGGCCGTGCTGGTCAAAATCCACTGGGCGCCTGATTGCGGCGCATCGGCCAGCGCGGTCACCAGCGTGATTGTGCTGCCGGCAAAGCTGGCGACCTCGGAAGTTCCGACCGTGCCATCGGGCAGCATGGCGTAAACGTCCCAGGTTGACCCGCCAGGTGTAACCGCCGCGTCCAGCGTGATGGCCGTGGTGGTGGCGCTGCTTACCCTGCCGCCCAGGCGAACACCGGCGCGCGATGCGTCGGCGACCTTGATGATCTGGCCAGGCCGTGCCACTGCGCCCTCGATGCCGGTGGTGAACGATACCACCTCGGATTCGTAGCGCTCGGAATACAGCAGCCAGCGGCCGACCCTGTTGGCCTGGCCGCGACTGGTGCAGCCGATGGCCACCACCTCGGTGGGCACAATGCCGAACCGTGCGATGGCCTCGGCGTCCTCGACGTATTCGACGCGCTGGGCATAAAGGTTGTCGGGGTCGTTCCAGGTCACCATGGCGACCGTGTGCCGTGCCTTGGCGCTGCTGCCGCTGTAGCTGAACGCGCCGTCCTCGACGTTGGCCTGGGTGTACAGCGCCACCGCGTCGCTCGGGGCATCCTGGGACAGCGTGATGGTGCCGGTTGACCAGTAGATCATCGACCGGAAACACGACGCCATGTCCTGGACCACTTTGTAAGCCTCGGCCTGGCTTTGCAGGTACATGTTGCAGGTGAAACGCGGCTCGGTCCCACCGAACCCGTCATCCACCAGCTGGTCGCAATACTGGGCGATGGAATACAGCGCCCACTTGTCCACCTGGCCGGCGGCGACAAAGTTGCCCAGGCCGTAGCGGGAATTGGTCACCAGGTCATAAAAGCACCATGCCGGATTGTCGGACCAGGCCGTCTGAAATGTGCCGTTCCAGCTGCCGGTGTAGGCACGGGTCAGCGGGTTGTAGTTCGACGGGATCTGGATTTTCTTCAGCTTCAGGTCAAATGCGCGCGTGGGCACGCCGCTGAATGCTGCCGAATCGAACCGCATCGACACCAGCGCGCTGTTCGGGTAGCGCAGTTTAGCGTCCACGATCTCGGTGTAGGTGTCCCAGTAGGTCTTATCTTGCAGCTTCAGGTCGGTGCTGTCGGCTGTAATGCGGCGCACCCGAATGTCCCATGGCCCCGTGCCGGTCAAATTGATGCGGTAGCTGCGCTGGTATTTGCTGGTGGCCTTGCCGTCGATGGTGTCCAGCACGGTCTGCACAAAACCGCCGCCATCGGTTTGCAGGTCGATGGCGATCTGCACGCTGGCGCCGGCGGTGCTGCCGTCGTCCTTTTGTCGGAACAGCGACGCGACGCTTAAAGTAACGCGGGCCGCGTTGGTGATGGATGACGTGATCGTGCGGGTGGCCGATGTGGTCTGCTTGATCTCGACGCCGACGTTTGTTTCAGACTCGACGCCCGACACGTTCGGAATGTAAGTCTGAGCCTGGGTGCCTGGGCGGCTGTCGTAACTGACGTTTTGAAAGTTCAGCGAACCGTCAGCGTTTTGCAGCGGGGTGCCGTTCAGGTAAATGGATTTCTGGCCGTCCACCAGGCCGACGATCTCGCCCTCGGAAACCAGGTCCAGGACGTTGGCAAAAGCCTTGGAACGCAAGTCGCTCATGCTACAAAATCCTCGACGTTAATGCCGGCGCTGATCACGGCGCTGCCGACGATCATGCGGCCATAGCCGACAGGAACGGCCTGGCCTTGCACCGATGTGTTTGTCGCGCCGTTGAACAGATAAGACGCTTTGTTTTCCTCGACGCCTCGGTCGATGGACTGCGGGGTCGGCGCCAGCATTTGTGCGACGCCGCCAAGGGCCAGCGAAACGCCGACGCTGAACGCGACCGTGGCCAGCGTGGTCGTGCCGAACAGGGTGGTGGCTGCCAGGCCAGGCATGTAAATCGCAGCGGCGATCAGCGCCACTCCAAGTATGATTTTTCCAATGGAACCACCGGCGCCAGCGATCACCGGCGCGATTGTAATGGTGCGGCCGGCAGGGTTGTGCAGTTCATCGCTGCCCACGTCAGCGCGGGCGGTGATCACCCTGTAACCGACGTTGCGTTCGCTGGAACTGGAAACGAACTCCACAAAGTCCTTGAAATTCGCGCACAAAGCACGCACGGCCTCGGCCGGCGACGCCACATCCAGCTGATGCCGGCGGCCGTACTTTTTGCCAAGCTCACCCAATAAGACGATGGTTTTCATATCTGACCGCATGCGCTGTTCGTTGACGCCAGAACTCGCTGTAAATGTCTCGGCAGGACAGCCGGTTCTGAACGTGGTGGATGATCCTATTATCGCCCAGGTACACCGCCCCATGGTTCGGCACCGGCGACATGACCCGCATCAGAATGCCGTCGCCATAGCGCAGGTCGGCGGGGTCGATCTCGACAAAGCCGGCCGCGCGGAAGTTCTCCAGGTACAGATTGCCGCCGTTCAGCCACCACTCATCACGCCGGTCGAAGTCGGGCAGGGCCAGCCCATGCTCGACGCGGAACCAGTCGCGGATCAGGCTGTAGCAGTCCAGCACGCCGTGCGACCACTCACGGCCCACCAGCGGGGCTTGGTAGCCCACCGGCTCCAGGTAGGCCCAGCGCTGCTGCTGGACGCCGTAGACGTGCCAGGGCAGGCCGCTGGCCTCACACGATACGCGGTCGGCCTGGGACGGATCTGCCGGCGTGCTTGGGTGCGAATGGACCACGCCCACAATGTCGCCGGCGGCATCGGCTTCGGCGTAGTCGCCTGGGTTCAGCACGAACTGGTCGGTGCCGATCGCCAGGTTCTGGCATGGCCAGTAGCGCTCGCGGCCTTTGACGATCACCACCAGGCCGCAGGCTTCCCGTGGTGCCTCGCGCAGTGCATGCTCGACCGCCGCAGCCTTCATCGGGTCAGGCCGGCGGCGGGGAATGATCCAAACGGCAGCGGCTCGTTCGCCCCAAACCTGGCCTTGCAGCTGGACAGGCGCTTGCCGCAAACGTCCAGGCCGACCGTGGCCACGCTCTGGTCGTCGGCGTTGAAATAGGCGGTCCCGGTGTAGCCGCATTCGCCGCCCCTGTATTTCCAGGTGCAGACGTTCTGAATGACCTGGCGACGGGGCAGCCTGACGCCAGCCACGTCGAACGCGGCAGCCAGTTCAAACTCCACGATGTCGCGGTTCTC